TCGGCCACCAGCCTCGCCTGCTCGCTCGACAGCCCGACAGACTCCGGGTGGCGTCTCGCAATCTCATACGCCGCGTCGTGCAGCAGGCAAGCGCGGATCGAGGTCCACGGCGCAGGGTCGGAGCAGCGACCGTCGCCGGCTCCGACCCACTCGACCGTCGTTTCGTAGCTCTCCTTGCGCCAGTCGGCGTTGCCGGTGGCGCAGCCGAGCGCGAGGAGGATGGCGGCTAGCTGGCGGAACCCCACGTTACGGCATCCTTGGTGATCGTGCGCAGGAGGATGTTCACCAGCGCGAGCAGCGTCGCCTGCGTCTCCGTCTCTAGGCCGATCGACTGTCCGGTCGCGCCTTGGAGCACGATTCCGCCAGCGGCCAGCACGTTGGTCCAGAAGGTCTTGCTCGAAAAGATCGACTTCATCTCACCCTCCGTCATCCGGGGCAACAGGCCCCAGGGAATCATCGTAGAGCGGCGTCGCGAAGACGCGATCCACCGGTAGCCCACGGCTTGCCACCGGCCGCACGCGCACGTAGGCGTTGCGCTCGAGCGCCACGTCCGGGTTGATGCAGCTCGGTCCACCGCCCTCCGCGCCGATGTAGAACTGCGGCGGGTCGACGAGCATTCCGACATGGAAAGCCTTCCCGTCGCGCAGCCAGAACACGAGATCGCCGGGTCGATCCGGCCCGGTACTCTCGGGGTACATCTTTCGCAACCCTTCGGCCGTCGTGTCGCGTCCGACCGGGAAGCGCCCGCAGGCTTGCAGGGCCTCGATCACGAGACCCGAGCAATCGAAGCCGCGAGGATCGTCCCCACCCCATAGGTAGGGCTTGCCGAGGTAGTGCCAGACGACGCGGAGGGCGATGTCGCGGTCGGTCACTGGCAATCCTCACATGCTGCTGCCATCCGCATCAGGATCTCTGCACACTCCTCACCTGTCACTTGTGGCACCTGTAGCGCTGCGCCACCGAAGTACGTGGCGAGGGCCGTACCGAGTGCCGTGCTGAAGAGAGCTAGCAGCGGCTTCCAGCCGTTCACGGTCAGCCACCCGCCGGAACCGGCGTGGTGACAGGGATGGCCCCGATCGACCGCATCGCGTCGGCTTTCTTTCCGAGCACGGCAGACTCGATGTTGATGAGCCTGCGCTCGATCTCACCGAGGCGAAACTCAACCCCGTTGAACCGCTCGCGTGTCTCCGGAGCCATCTTGATCGTCACGCCGTCCTTGAGGTCTGCAACTGAGGTCTCCATCGAGGAGATGCGCCCCTCGTTCAGGATCGCGAGCATGATCGCAGCGCCAAGGAACGTGCCCAACGTCGCCACGACCCACTTCGGCAGCGTCACGTGCCCCACCTCCATGCGAGCGCGTGCTCGTTGAGCGCGAAGTACGGAGACGTGAACCGCGGGTCGCTGCGCAGAGCGTTGCGGTAGCGGCGCATCCGATCGGCCACGTGCAGCCGGCGGCGAGCCGCCTCCCTGCCGTCGGGGCCGTACTCACGAACGACCACGTTACCGGGCTGGCCTTTGTAGCTCACGGCCGCACCTCCGCGCCTTCGAGCCCGAACCGCATTGCCGCCAGGTCGAGCGCGTCGACCGCCCCGTCCCCGTTGAGATCGGGCGAGTTGGCTGCGCACAGGAACCGCTCGGAAGGCTTCGACGGCGGCCCAAGGTTGCCGGCGGCATCCAGCCCACGGACGACCACGCTGTAGGGCGCGAGCCACGAGCGGCACGAGAGCGCAAACCGCGTCTGCGTCGTGAGCCCGAGCGCCACCCCATCGCTGCGCTCGACGGCGTAGCGCACGGCGCCCGTGGCCGCCGCCCATGCGACCTGCTGCGTACCGAGCCAGAGCGTGTCGGCGCTGGCGGGCGCGAGCCACAGCACGAGCAGTGCGCCCACGAGCAGCGCGATCAGGCCGGGCTCAGGGAGGTGCTTGGCGGGGACCTCGATCGGCGTCGGCGGATGCGCCGCGCAGAGACACTGCGGCGTTGACTCGGCGAGCATCACGCCGCCGCGTTCGTGCCGGATGGCGTGGCCGACCCCGATCAGCTCCAGGGCGCCGTGCGTAGGCGAGCAGGGTGCGTAGCGGTTCATCACATGCCTTACTGCGCCTGGCACTGCGCGATGAACTCGTTGCCAGTTGTCACGTCGGTGCTACACGCGGCGAGGGTCGCAGCCCCTTGGAGGTCGAAGTGGTTCCCGGCGACGCACTTGTACCCGTGCGCCGCGCAGCATTCCTCCGCCGTATCGTTGCTTCCATCGACGGAGGTGCAGATTCTCGGCGCCCCCGCTGGGAGCGTCGACGTTGCGGTAGCGGTGCCGCCCACTAGCGTCAGCGTCTTCGTGCTCCCGCCGCGGCCGATGAAAGCCCCGTTCGTGGCTCGCTCGGTGAACTCGACGAGTGAACGCTGCGAGACCATTGATGTGGTTCCGTTGTCGGTCGTGCAGGACGCAGACCCGCAGGTATCCCCCCAATCGCAGCCGATGGGCGTGATCGCTTCTAATCGGATGTTCGTCAGGTCGCTGTTGGCCGCCGCCACGATCGTCGTGTCGAACAGCGACTCGCCGAGGAAACAGCCGTTGTACCGGACGCGGAGGTCGAGCTTTCGGAGCGCCCCGGTCACCAGCATGAAGTCATTTTCGGACGAGAATCGTTGGCCGGCGAGCACCACATCACCCGAGAGATCGACGTGCCCGCCGCCGGAGACCGCAAACGCCGAGGTCGGCGGGTCTATGATCGTCACGTCGTTCAAGTAGATGACCCCCTCCTCCCCGCTATCCGCTTCGAGGTTCTGTCCGCAGTTGTAGGTCGTGGTATCACGGAATCCGACAACGGTGTGCCCCGAGGTCTTGATGGATCGCGGGTTCTCGTCGAGCTTGTTGCATTTGATCTGCGTCCCGTCGATCTCGAAGGTGTTCTGTGTCGCCGCTGGATCCGAGCAGCTTCCCTTGGCGTCGATGGCGAGCGAGCCATAGAGTTTACCGCCGATGATCGCGAAGTGGGCACAGCCGGAGTCGTTCTGGCCGACGGTCATGCTCGACGCGCCCTGCGACAGCATCTCGATGTCCGGGTTGATGATCCGGACGTAGTGGCGTGCCGCGGCACTGGTGTTCTTGACGTGGAGGAACTCGAGGCTCCCACTCTTGCGAACCTCGTAGGTCTCGCCACCGTTCACGGTGTAGTCGAACGCAGGCGTCACATCGACGGATGTTCCCGTGCTCGCGGTGATGCGGCGCACTTGCTCGGTGGCAAGGCCGGAGTCGACGACCACGACTTCGTTGATGAGCGCATTGGCCGCTCCGAAGCTGGCGCCCGAGTCGGTAAGCGTGTCGGTGTCGCCGGAGGTCGATGTGCCGGTGAAGACGACGTGGTAGCCGCGCGGAAGACCGTTTCGGCGCTCTCGCATTCGCACGTTGATGAGCGTTGTCGTGCTGCCATCGGTCGCCGCATTTGGCAAGATCTGGATTCCCTGCGGAGAGGTCGCGGACGTGGCCTCGTCGGTCGCGTGCACGTTGTCCCACACCCACACGCCGCGCGAGGTGAAGTAGGCCGTCGGGTACACGAGGGCGGCGGGAAGAGTTACGACCATGCCATCGTCGAGGCCTGCTGTCCCCGGATTTGTGATCGTTGCCACGATCTCGCTGTCGACGATGCACAGGCGCGCGGCCGTCTCTAGGCACGAGTCTAGCTCCGACACCGAGGTCACGATCTGCGCCGACTCGCAGCGGTGGACCTCGATTCCGTCGTCGACGCACTGCTCGACGGCTGGCCTATCTGCGTTTCCGCATCTCTCGGGCCATACGCACGACTTCGCGCCTTCTGCGCCAGCCAGCATGGCCGACAGCATGACCCCAGCGACCACGAGTAGAAGCCGCATGTCAGTAGGCCCTCACGACGATCTGTGCGTTCTCGGTTCCGGATGCCGCCACCGTCACCTCGAAGCGATAGCGCCCGCGCACGACCGCCTCGCACGGGTTGGCGAACGAGAGTGTGAGCCCTGTGTCCACGCAGGTGTTGTCGCCAATGGCGTCAGTAGTCGTACACACTTGGATGTCGACGACTGCGGAGCCAGCCGTTCCGCCCCGGTCCGGGTCGAGACAGACTGACACCTGATTCGCCGCCACGTTGAACCCGAGCGATTCCGATCCCGCCGTGAATCCGCTGTCGAAGTCGAAGCAGAGCATGCCGTTCTGCCCGGCTTCGAGCCCTGTCGTCTTCGCCGTTGCGCTGGACGATGGGGTGGCGCAGTTTGAGAAGGCATCGACGGATGTCTGCGCGAAGACTGGCAGTGCCAGCCAAACCGAGAGAAGCGTAAGTAGCCCGTGCCGCATGAGACCTCCTAGACGAGGCGCGCGTCGCGCCAGCCATGGATGAATAGGTGGAGCCTGCTGTCTGCGTCGCCGCCGCGCGCGTGAATCTGCGCACTGGCATCGAGCAGGATGGTGATCTGCCCGAGCGACACGTCATTCGTGCCTGCGGTCGAGCCATGCCCAGAAGTGTACGACCCGGGCGGGTTGTTGATGAGCGGCGCAGCACTCGTCTGATTCAGATTCGTGATGATGAACACCGCCGTGACACCTGTGTTCGTAACCGTGCCCGCCATGATCGCTTCGGTGTTCGGAAAGCCGGCAGTCAGAACGCGGGTGACGCCACCTGTATAGTTCACGTCACCTGCGTCGTCCCAGCCAGTTTGCACGTTGTCGAAGAGGAAGAGGTCCGGCGCCGACGCGCTCTGCGCCCATTGAATGAGTGCCCCGCCAGACACATAGATCCAGCCGATGCGGCGGAAGCGCGTGTAACTGGCGGCGGCAGCCAGCAGGTTCGTGGCCGAGGCGTCCGTGTCGCAGCCCCAATCCGTCGTGCCGTCGGGCTTCGAAATCAGGAAGACACGAAACTTGCCGTTGGCGAAGAGGGCTCCGGCGGGGAAGGCGTTGCCAGCAGCGCCCGCCGTCCACGACCCGGCGCTGTTGCAGACCTTCGCCATGTTGGCGAGGAGCGGCATGTTCATGGCGTCGGTGGAGTCGCGCCACAGCCCCGCATTCACCGTGAAGCCGGCGACGCCTGTCCACACCATCTCGCATCCGCTCTTGTAGAGCGGAGGTAGCGAGCGAAGGAGCTGGAGCGCCGCGCCGGTGTCTCGATAGAGCTGGCGCTGATCCGTGTCGAGGAGGATGCGCCCTGCCGTGGCCGCCGCTGGCAGCAGCGCGTTGGTGAATTGGCTGACGGTCAGCTCGGTCCACGCCGTTGCATTCGAGTAGAAGATGCGCCGTGTGTCCGTCTCGACGTAGACCCCGACACCGAAGGCCGCCGCAGCGGGCCGGCTCGCGGCCACGTCCGCGTCCACCTTCTGCCAGCCAGCGGCGCGCTGCACCACGGCGAGCGTCGCCCGCCACGAGGCGGCGGAGTTGTCGGGGAGAAGGGCCTGCGAGAGCGCGGAGAGGAGCACGGAGCTAGGGGAGAGGGTCGAGAGCGCCGCGGCGGAGGGCTTCCCGAGGGCGTCGTAGGTGGCAACCTTGCCGGCGCGGTCGGCCACGTTCGGGATCGCGAGATCCTGTCCGTCCGGATCCTCTACCGGCACCGAGGGTGCGCGCTCGGAGCGCCACTTGGCGTACTGTGCCTGGAGGATCGCCTCGTCGAGCACGAGCTCGAGAACGGCATCCGGGAAGCGGTCACCCGGCACGAAGCTCTCGTCCTGCGTCAGCGGGTGGCGCCGGATCACGATGAGGGTGTGGTCGACCGGAAGGCCCGTCGGGTGGGTCGCCGACACGTCGATCGTCAGAGTGGACGGGAGGGCCAGCGGCGTGTTCAGCGTGACGGTGCAGCCAATCCCGAGGAGGAGCTGCGTCACCGTGGCAGGGGTGACGGTCTCGTCGAAGTCCCACACCTCGACCTGATCGTCGGAGGTGGCGAGGAGCGTCGTGGGGAAGGCCGTCGTAACGGCGTCGCCCGCGAACCCCTCGCGCACCTTGTCGATCGCGACCGTCATGGCGTCCTCCGCACGGGGCGCACCTGCTTGCGTCCGGGCGCCGGCAGCCCGAGGCTTTCATTGGCGCCAGCTTCCACATGGTCGAAGAGCCAGCTCAGATACCAGACGTTCTGATACGGGAACATGCGACGGACGGTCCTTGTCTCCGCCTGGGAGACCACACCCGCAGAAGCGGCGCCGGTCACGCTCATGACGTTTCCCACGAGCCGGGCGGAGGGACCCAGCAGGTTCTCGAGGTCGTTTCGCTGAGAGTACCTTGAAACAGTGGGACCCCCCACCAGCGCCGAGAAACCCAGCTGCCGCCGGGTCGTGATCTCCACCGCGTTATTCACGTCCGCGTAGAAGCCCAGAAGCCCCGAACGGTCCACCCCCTCCTTGATCCACTGCCGCGGGTCGTCGGAGAGTTCGCGCCCCGCCTGAAGCTCCTTGATGGCGTAGACCCCCATGCCGAGCGCCAACATGAGGGCCATGCCGTTGAAGGTGGCGAGGTCGTGCTGCTGAAGCCCGGGAATGACGGTGCGCGGGATCGTGGCGAAGCCGAAGCTCCGAAACTGCCCGATCGACTTCCCCAGCTCGGTCGACATAAGGGGTGGCTTGTCGCCGAGCCCGGGCGTCGCAATCTGCGCGTCCACGATGATGCGAAGCACATCACGGAAACGGTCCCGGATCTCGATGTCGGTCCACGCGTCCGTGTTAGAAATCCAGACGCCGCCCTCCTTCTCGCCGAACTCACGAAGCTGCTCGCCGATCCGGCGCAGGTGCGACTCGTTCAAGCCGTACCGTGCGAGGCTCGCAAGGTCGCGCTTCGCGACCTTGCGCCCGGAGAGGAGATCGTCGCCGGCCTCCAGAATCAGCCAGTGATTAATGAGGCCGCTCATTTGCTTCCATGCGCTATTCCACGGCGAGTGAAGCGTTAGAAGCGGGAAGTTGTGCGCGAGCGCCGTCAAGCCACGCTCGAAGCGCGTCCGCGGGCGTGCATCGTCGCCCACGTCCGCCATGGACAGGGCACGAGTCCCGAGTGTGACCTCCCGCGCTGCTCCGGCAAGACGCAGCTCCTTCTTAGTGAGCTTCGTTGCCTTCGTGTTGGCGATGAACGGAAGGACGCCATGGCGTAAGGTCCTTCCGAGGCCGTTGTGCATGACGAGCACACCGGGGTCGGGAAGTGAGTTGACGAGGAAGCCGCCACCGAGCGCCAGGTACGTCGCTTGCCGCGTCGAACGCAGCACGCGGATCGGCAACTGATCCGGCGCGAAGTAGCGCGAGGTCACGAACGAGCCGTCCGTCAGCTCCCACATGGCGCGAAGGTCACGCTGATCCGCTTTGAGGTCCGCCTCGATGCGCGCACGCGCCTCCGGCGCAGCGGCGAGGATCTTCGCCTCGTACTCGGCAAGCGTTGGCTTGAACGCGGTCTCGAAATCAACCGTGCCGAACGCCTTCGTCAGCTCGATGTCGGCGGACATCGACCGCAGGTAGTGAGAGAGCACCAGCTCGGCATCCTTCTCTAGCCAAGGTGCCAGCTCACTGTCGGGGATGAAGCCGAGAGGGCGCTTCTTCATGGAGCGACCACCGCCAAACTCCGCCGCCTTGGGGATCCGCCCGGCCGGGGTTCCGAGGATCGTGCGCCGCACCTGCGTCCCGATCTCGAACGCCTCTTCGTCGGTGAGGTCGGGATCAATGCGCTTGAAGTTGCGCGCGATGACCTCGCGGAAGCGGTTAAACTCGTCGTCGCGTTCGAGGAGCGCGTTCCGGTACATACGCGGGAAGAAGGACGGCGCGCTCTCAGGCGTGATGTCGGCGTCCATGCGCTCGACTGCGGCAGCGCGCGCCTTGACCTCGTCGAGCGTCTGCCGCAATGCCTTGGCACGACTCTGGATCTCCGGCACGGGATGCGCGTCTCCGTTCGCGGCTGCCCAGCCGATCTCCTCCATGAACTCCTTTCGGCTGTACGGGCGTAGCTTGTCCGCGTCGAAGACACGCCGCGCGCTCGTGTCGAACACGTTCACGCTCTTGCCAGCGCCGCTCTTGTCGCTGAGGTACAGGCGTGCGGCGTCGATGCGATTGGCGATGCTGCCAAGGAAGCGGTCTTTCGAAAGGGGCGGCTGTCCGAGGAGGCGCCGACGATAGTTGACGTACTCGAAGTCGTTGCCTTCGTAGAAGTCGGCCTCCGCCGCCTTGTACCAGCCAAGGCGCGCCGCCTCGACCGAGATCGGATTCTCTTCGTCCGAGAGATTCTTCACGAGGAGGTAGGGCGTCTCCGTGAGAAGCTGGCGCATCTTCCGGGCCTCGATCGACGGGCTCTGCACGTCGATACGGACCCCGGGGTTGGCGCGAAGAAGAGCCGTCGCCTTCTCGACGCCGAACGCACCGACGAGCTTCTCCCCGGCGATGCCATCCGGAACAGACTCCTCGGGCGAAGGGCGAAGCGGCGGAGGAGCGACCTCCGCACCGGCGCCACCCGCGACGACGGGCTTGCCGAAGTCTGTCCCCGTTCCGTGGAAAGCGACGATCTCCTCAACGTCGAGCGGGATCTTGTCCGGGTCGACGCCGGAGCCGCCGACGATCGGCGCCAGGTCCATGTCCGCCTCTACGGACTTCGCAAGCGCTGCGTACTGTCGCCTCGAGAGTGCGGAAGCCGAAGCGCCAAGCACGCCCGAGAGAAGAGCAGACGCCGCAACGTTGGCCGCAGACTCCCCCAGCGTGCGCGTCTCCTGCACGGAATGAAGCGCCATCTCGCTCGCGCTCGAACCGAGCACACCCGCCAGCGCGGTGCGTGCTCCGCCCTGAAGCACGGAACGCCCAGCGCGCGCAGCGCCGACCGCAGCGCCCACCGGCACGAGGTTAATCGGGTCGAGAAGACCCGAGGCGAGATCCGCCACGACGCCGCGCCAGCCTCCCGCAGCCAGGATGCGACGAGCCTTGTTTTGCTCGTCGATGCTGCGCATGATCGCCGTGGTCTCCTCTTCGGAGCCCGAGTAGATGAAGGCACGCGCGTACTCTGCGTAGTGCGTTCCAGCGAGCTTTTCGAAAGGGTCGTGGGCAGGGTCGCGCTCGGCGAGCGGCGTCTCGTATGGTGCGTTTACCAACGACCCAACAAACCCGAGGCGAAACGCCGCGGGCACGATGTCAGCGAAGAAGCCCGGCTCCTCGGGCTCCTCCGGCAGCGAGCCAACCTGCCCGAGCTGAAAAAGTAGCCCCTTGCGCGACACAATCGGCATCAGGGCTCCACCCGCAGATCAGGCGGCAGCAAAGTAAACGAGGACACTTTTTCACGCCGTGGCTCTCGTGCAGACGGAGGCGACGTAGCGCGCTTGAACAGATCCAGATGCAGGCGCGCCCTGGCTCGCGAACGCTCCCCCTCCGCAAGCGCGGTCTTCTGCACAGCGTCAATGAGCGGCTGGACATCCTCCCGTAGCAGCGCCCCTTGCGCGCCCATTCCAGCCAGCCACGGGCGCCCGGTTCGCGCCCGCTGCGCCTCTTCGAGGTTCCCACTCAGATATTCGCGCTCACGCTGCGCCGCAGGCGAGGTCTCGTAGTCCGGCCGGTAGGTGTCGATCGCCTGATTGTCAGCATCGAGCACCGGCGCGAAGCGCCCTTCCGCGTCCCGCAGCAGCACCGCGTAGACCGGGCGCCCGGAGCCCGCCGTCCGCGCCGTGAAGCGGCTTGGAACGAGCTGAAGGTCTTCCGGCTTGGGGTCGCTCGTGGTGAAGGGCCCCAGCTCCTCCACAAGCTGCTCGCGGATCCACGCCGGGTCGACGCCCGGCGCGTAGTAGCGCTCCGGCGCGTACTTCATCCACTGCACCGCACCGTTCACCTCGGTCTTCGCCCAGCTCCGTGACAGCACGGCCCACGCCGCCGAGCGCGCCACGTCGATGTCGCCAGTGAGCATGAACATCTCGCGCGTCAAGTCCTCAAACTCACCCACCATCTGATTCGAGAGCGGCGTGTCGCCAAAGGGGCCCCACGGATCGGAGCCAGAGAGATCGACGAGCCTCTCAGCGTTCTCCGCGGTGAAGCCGCCTGTGCTGTACTGCGAGAGCAGCTCATTACGTTGCGCCTGCGATTGCGTCTGCGCCGTCCGTGCCATCTCGAGCGCACGATCCGGCGCCACGCCGTACTGCGTAAGCTGCGAGATGTGCTTCCCGAGCGCGATGTCGCGTTCCGCGAAATCATGGAGCAGTGCAGGTTCGTGGATCTCCAGAAGCCCGAGCAGATTCGCAGCCTCGCGTGCTTGCTCTGCGTTCCCCGCACGAAACGCGCCACGGATCTCCCCCTGCACCACGTCCGGCACCATCCCGGTACGCCATGCAAAGTCCGCCTTGGCAGCGGCGACCTGATCCATGGAAGCGCCGCTCTCCGCCAGAGACGGTGCCACATTCGCGTCGTAGAAGCGGTTGACCTGCTTACGGTCCTCACCGCCCTTCCGCGGATCGAGCGGTCCGCGCATCCCTGCCAACGCCTCCATGACGCGGTTGTCGTAAGCCTCGACGATCTTCTCCCCCGCACGCTGCCGGTCGATCTCCTTGAAGAGCGCCGTGCGCTTGGCGCCCGAAATGAGCTTGTTGTCGAAGAACGCCTGTACGTCTGCGTAGCCGCGCTCGCCGCGCGACACCCCAATCTCCAGATCCGACACAGACTCGGCGCTGCGCGCAATCCGCTCTTTATCCGCCACGCTGCGCAGCTTCGCCACATCCGCCTCGGACAGGAACGAGAGGAGCGCGTCGCTCTTTCGCGACTCGGCGAAGTCTTCGGAGGCAAGCATCTCGTTCACACCGGCCGGGTCGGCGTCGATCTGCTGCGCCATGAAGGAGAGCGCGCCAGCACGCCCAGCATCCGCGATGCGTGCCTGCTGCTCCGCAGGAGATAGCCCGTTGAGGGCCTCGATCTGCGCCTGCATCTGCGCAACCGCGTGCGCTTGAAGCTCGGGCTGCGCCACGCTGATCTGCGACACCTCGGCGACGAAGGCATCCGCCACGAGGCCCGCCGTGGCGTGCGCGTCCTGCCGGCGCACCGCCATGCGGTGCCCGACGAGCGAGGCACGGGTGCGCTCCCCGGCCTCCTGCACTGCGATCTGGTAGTCCTCACCGCCGAACGGAAACGCGATAGCTGCGCGCTGTGTGATCTTCGGCAGCTCCGCCATCATAGCTTCGAGAGCGTCGGGATCCTGCGTGAGAAGCGCCTTCTCCCGGAAGGCGTTGTACTCCCCCTGCGCCGCCGTGAGCGCCTTCACGGCGTCGCGCTTGAAACGCTCCTGCTCGAGCCGCTGCGCCGTCACGTTGACGCCATGCGCCAGCTCGACGACGCCTTGCGCCGCTGCTGTCACCGGGCTCCCCGCCGTGGGAAGCGGGCCGTGTGGCCCCACGCCTCCCGGTGCGGTCGGGATGGGAGCGGCCGGGAGACGACCCCCCACTAGAAATACCCAGGCCGGTAATCCGTGCCGCTGCGCAGCCTACGCCCGCCACCTCCCAGCGACTCCGTGCGATAGTCCGCCCCGGGCGAGAGGCGGAACGATCCGGTGCCGCCACCCACGAAGGACGAGCCTGTGCTCGACATGGGCGCGCCTCCACCGTAGGCGCCCGACACAGCGCCCAGGGCGCTCGACGCCCCCCCGATCCCCGCTGCGATGGCCGCCTGCTTGGCCTCGTTCATTTGTTGCTTCGCAGCGAAACGCGCACGCCAGGTCTGCTCCTGAATCCCCCATACGTCATACGCCGTCTGGCGGTCGATGTCGCTCCCGATCTGCCCGAGCACGGCGTCTCCCACCGGCTGTCCGCTCGAAGCGCCCTGAAGCTGCGCACGCGCCACGGCCTGCCGGCGCTCACGCCGCCCCTCCGCGCGCCGGATGCCCTCGAGCGCGGCTCCGGTGCGGTGGGCCTTACGCTTGGCCTCCTGCGCGGACTCGTGCGTCACCCGCGCCTGATTGATCGCGGCCGCGGTGGCAAGCGTGACGAGGAAGAGGCTGGTTCCGATTCCGGGATCTGGCATCACGCCTCCCCAATAGTTTCACGTGGAACGCTAGCCATCAGCCAGTGGTCGTCCCCGGAGAGCCCATAGCTGCGCAGCAGCCCCTCCGCCTCGAACCCGACGAGCTGCGCGAAACGTACCCCAGCGGGGAGGCGGCAGGAAACCTCCGCCTGGACCCTACGCAGAGAGAGCGCCTGATGGGCGTAGGCGAGGCTTTCTCGGGCCAGTCGGATGAGCGGCCGGGCATGGGGGGCGCAAGGCCATGTGAGCCACGCCCAGGAGGTCGCCACCCCCGGCCAGAGGGGCAGCACCCCCCATGCCGCGACCGGAGCGCCATCCAGAAGCACCGTGGCGCTCATGGTGAGGATGCTCTCCCAGCGCACATCCCAGCAGGCGAGCAGCGCCTCCCTGGCCCGGGTCTCCCGCGCCTCCGGCAGCGTGTGCAGGTGCGCCTCTTCGAAGGGGATGAGGCGAAGCCGGCTACTCCGCGTCCGACACGTCGTAGAGGGCGCCCAGAGCGGCGAGCTCGAAGTGCGTTGGTCCAGAGTGGCGTACCTCGACCTGCGGGTCCTCCGTCGCCGGCCCGGAAGTGGGCACCACAAGGATCCCGGTGAAGAGCGGCGGCGGAGCCCCCAGCGCATCGCGCGTCTGCCGGATCGGCAACGGGTATACCTGCACGTCATCCGCGTGCCCGGCACCTGCGGAGCCGCCAAGGGAATGGATGAGGCGCAGCACGAGACGCGAAAAACGGTAGGTCTCTCCCATCGTTAGCCCGAAGCGCGACGCCTGAAGAAGCGGAAGCGAGCGCAGCGTGCTCTCGAACGGAAGCCCGGCCACGATATCGCTCGCCGCCGAAGCGAGCGTCACCTGCCCGGCGCCGTTCACCGCCTGCGGAGCATCGGCACCGCCATCCGCCAGGATATCCACCGTCTCGCCCATGAGGTGCGTGCCCACGGTGTACACCGTTGTCGGAGCGCCCGAGTACGCCAGCCCGCGCGCGTCGACGTAGCGTTGCTCGGTCGCCACGGCCTCTTTCGGGAAACGCGCATCCATGCGCTCGACGTAGCGCGCCTCGACGCCAAGCACGGTGCGGCGCACGAGCATCCAGAGCTGCTCGTAGCTTCCGTCCGGGGACGGGATCGCAGCGACGCTCTCCACCTCCCCCCACTCCTGCTCGACGCCAAGACCGCCCAACATGTGCTCGTGCCACGCGATGACGTGGGACGCCTCGTCGATGGTCCCCCCCACGAGGCGCCCATCATCCGTGGCCGCCCACACGACGGGCTCCGGCTGTAAGACCGCGGCGAGGTCACGCACGCCCGGCGCAAGGATGTCGGCGTTGAGCTGCGTAAGATCCGCCGGGACGTAGGCGTCCGCCTCGAGTGAGAAGGCGATCCGCTGAAGCTGCCGACGCGACGAGGAGATGAAATGGATCCGTTCGTTGATGGCGATGGCCGGGAGTGAGTCCGCACCGGGCACTGCGGAAGGGCTTGCGTCGAGCGCCACCAGCGGAGAGAAGCCGTCGTTTTCGGGCGGCGCCACGATGAAGACGACGCGCGAGCTGCCAGCGGCAAGCTTCTTCTTCGAGCCGCGCAGCCAGCGAACCTCGGACACCTCGGGGTAAGACAGCTCCACGAGGATCCCGGAGCTGTCGATGACGAGGTGCTGATCGGTGTTGTTTCCCGCTCCGGCGCCACCCGACGGCGGATCCACGTCAGCGTAGGACCACGAGTCGAAGTCCGTGATACTGCCAAGGCGTGAGGCGTGCAGGAGGTCTGTTCCGGTCTCACCGCCGCCCAGCCAGAGGCGCTGCTGCGCAAAGGTGCAGCATACCGGCCACCGCTTCTTGAGCGTGCTCTCGTAGTACGCCTGCATCCACCAGTTGACTGTTGAATCCGGCCCTGCGACATCCACACGGCCGTCGAAGAACTGAACGCTCGCCTCCGTCGTAGACACCACCGTGGTGATGCGCCCCACCGCGTAAGACTCGTCCGAGGCCGGCAGGTTTCCGTCCCCGATCACGATAAGGCGATCCTCGTCGCGGCCGATCTCGAACACCGGGCCATTCGCTGTCACCGTGCGCGTTACCGGGGCGCTGCGGAACTCGGTCGCCCCGGCGCCCCCGGCGATCGTCAGCTTCGCGAAGAAGTCGCTCCCGGTCTCACGCGCGTAGACGTTTGCCTCGACCTCGTTTCGTGAGAGGTAGGGGCCATACGTAAATCCGAGCGTCGTGATCGTCCAACTGACGTCAGAGACACGCTGAATGAGCCGCGGCTGATGGTTCTTGTGCGTCACCACGAGCGTATCGGCGTCGTGAGACCACTGGAGATCGAACAGCTCGTCCTCGGTCCACGGAGTCACAATCTCGACAGGCGTGCCGGGCGGGTTTTCGAGGCGCACGTCCGTGTTCTTGTAGAAACGGGCGTAGAGGTGCCCTAGCTCGATCGTGTAGGCGGCGCTCTCATTGAAGATGAAAGGTAGAAGTCGCGACCGCTCCGTCTGTGACTTCGACATCCCGACGAAGAGCGTGCCCGGGCGGTTCTCCAGCGAGCCAGCCACGTTGGGGATGAAGTTTCGACAGAGGCGCAGCGCGGTCTCGTATGCCGACAAGTCGGAGCGGCCTACGGCCGAGTGCCCCCACGCACCGCCGTTGAAGGAACGTTGGAGCCAACGCTGTTTCGCCACGCTAACGCTCGGTCACCCAGCCGTGGCTCTCGATCACCTGAATGGAAGACTCCTGGCCATCGAACGAGCGCGCCTCGCGCACCTTTCGGTCCGCTGCCCCCGCCACGCGAGCAGCCAGCGTCGTCGACTTTGTGAGCGTCTCCGCCCAATCGACGGCTAGGGCGTGTTCGAGCGCCGCACCAAAGCCTGCCGAGAAGAGCCCCGGCTGCGTCACCTGCCGGATGTACCGAATCCACAGCGGGCCCACGATGCTCGTCCACAGCTCACGTCCTTCGACGACCCACTCGTCCGCCTGCGCGTCGATCACCTCGACGACGCGCAGGTAGTCCGCCGGAAGCTGGTAGCGGTACAGGAACCCGCTCTCGGCATCGGGCGGTGGTGCGAGCAGAACGAGCGCCACCCGCTTCAAAGCAAAGCCCCACGGATGGGACTGGAGAAGCTCGTCGCGCTTGTGTGCGTAGGTGCGCGCCGCGAGCCCACCTGCCACCGAGTCCTCGCCGATGGCCGAGATCGGAGCGACGCCCAGCTTGTCGAGGGCGCCGTTCACGATGTCGAGATCGGAGACGGCCATGGCCCCTCAGAGGTGCGTGGGCAGGCGGCGTCAGGGAGAAGGAGAAAACCCTGACGCCGCCCTTCCAGAAGCCCCACGCACGAAGAGCCTACACCGGCAGGAGCACGGTTTCCAGCTGGATGACGCCGAGGGCCGAGACGGTGCCGACGATCGTGCTGGAGATGCCGATGACCCACTGCTCTCCGCGCCCTTCGAGGGGCGAGAGGTTGACCGTGGTCTCCGCCAGCTCCCAGATGCGCTTGCCGCGATCGAGGTTTCCGAGTGAAGCCGAGTCCGTGAACTCGTCCGTTCGCGCGATGGCCGTGGCGTCAATGCTGTCGGCCGCCTGGAAGAGATCGAGGTCGATCACCGCCCCCACGGTGCGGTCGGCGTTCAGCTTCCAGAGCCCCGTGTTGATGACCCAGGACGTGCCCGCGTTGAAGAGGGCATCCACCGTGAGGTGAAGCTCGACGAGGCGCTCGTCCGGGTTCACCGGCTGCATCGCGAACACGTCGAGGTTCGCCACACTCGTGACCGGCGACACCCCCGTGAGGTCGATGCGGCTGATCTTCCGCGGGTAGCCCTGCCGCCCCGCCGGCGCCATGTAGCCGCCCTTCGGGGCCGACGGGCTCACCGCGTTGGTGAAGACGTCACTGTACCAGTTGCCCATGTAGCCCTCCTACGGCTCGGTGCAGAGGATCCGGCCGACGCCGGTCTCTCGCATCCGCACGGCGCCCATGTCGATCTGGTGCTGAATGCCGATGCTGTTCTTGTGCTCGGGCAGACGGTCGATCGTAGTCTGTCCTTCCATCGCCATACCGAGCACGATGGCCGACTGCTGCCAGTAGAAGTTGGCCCGCTCGGCGCCCACCAGCGGAAGCCGCTCGCTGCGGATCCACTTCTCGAAGCCGAGGAAACCACCTTCGAGGCGCCCCATCTGGAGGGCGCGCAGCGTGTTGAAGTCGGCCGACGTAAACTCGGTCAGGTTCAGGATGTCGCGGAGCTGACGCGCCGTGAAGGTGATGTTGCGCATCTGCTCGGGCTCTTCGACCGCGTTCAGGTTCTCGAGCGCCTCGAGCGCCTTGTCAAACGTGAACGGGTTGCCGCCGGCCGCCACGTCCATCGCCGTGCTGTAAGCCGTAGTCGCCGTCCCGTTGCGGCCCGAGGTCGCGTCCGCGGTGAACGCCCCCACGATCACGTCGTCGATGGCGCGTGCGGCCGCCATCGCCGTCGACATCGTGTAGTCGGAGGTCGGGTCGGCGAGAAGCCGAAGCTTCTCCGGCACGTCGATCATGAACGCCTTGTCGAACGGGTTCGGGATCACCCAGCGGCGATCGCCATCCGGGTCTCCCCACTCGGTCGAGGCGTGGCGACCGACCCGCGGCGCCATCACCGTCGGCTCGATCTGGTCGAAGCTGGCGCGCTCGGCAGAAATCGACTCGGTACGAACCGCGCCACGGAAGCGACTCAACTCCTGCTGCGCCTTGTGACGAACATCGGCGTTGAAGGAGTCGATGGCTGCTTCGAGGGTGAACTCCTGCGGCATGTGGATTCCCTCGCAAGGCGAAGGTGCCGCCGTTGCACTTGCAACGTGTCACCTGCGCCAGACCTTGCGAGAGAATTACCCGGCCGCCCGGACCCTCTCATGGCTCACTGTCGGGAGCCGCCCGGCCGTCTTTCCGGCTGTCACCGGACCCCGAAGGATTCCCCGGTCGCGAAGAGGGCTACCACAGAGGCGCGGGCGCTGTCAAGAAGAAGCCCCCGGCGGAGGCCCACCGGGGGCCCTACAGGCAGTGACGCCGGACGTCTAGCCAGCCGATCGGATCGTGCCGTCCGAGTTGAGGCCCTGCGGCCCGAACACCCGGTTGCGGAGAGCCTGATCGCCCGGCGCCGCGCCGCGGACGCGCTGCATGAGGCGCATCCGCTCCGCCAGCACATCTTCGTGCTGCGGGTGGCTGCGGTCGTTCATGGCCTTCTGCTTCTCCGGGTCCGCCATGAGGGCGTTGAGCGCCTCCTGCGCGCCTTCCAACGTGACGCCCTCGGCACCCCTGCTGCCCGGGATCGTGCCCTCTTCCAGCGACTTCCCGGTCTGCACGAGGACCTCGAAGAACTCAGGGGCGTCTAGGACCCCCGTGCCGTCCGGCAGCTCGAGCGCCCTGAACATCTCGAAGCGTTCGCCGAAGACGGCCTCCGCGCCCTTCGTCGCCCAGCCGCGCGCCTTCTCGAAGCCGACCTCCCCGCCGTACTTCGCGAGGTGCGCCGCGCGAAGCTTCGGCTCGTTCTCCGCGCGCGCTTTCGAGCGCACGGTGTCAAGGTCCTTGTGGAAACCCTGATAAAACTCCACCGCCGCGCGTGCCGCCTCGCGCGGGATGCGCTTCTCCGCAGCGAAGGCGGCGAAGCGATCAACGAGCGCGTTGGTGAGCGCCGCCGAATGCGCCGCCATGGGATGGTTGGCCGCCTTCACCATCTCGTCGGTCCAGCGGTACTCGTCGAGGCCGTAAGCCTTGGCCTCCTTCGGGTAGCCGAGCTGATCATGGAAGGCCGCCGTCTGCTCCGGCGTCCACTTCGCACGCTCCTCCGCCGAAGGGATGCGCGGCTTCCCTACCTGCTGCGCCACACTGACGTGGTGCTTCGCGAAGCTCGCGAAGTCCTTGACGCCCGTGCCTTCGATCCCCTTGCGAAGGTCTTCGGGAAGAGAGCCGACCATCGCGCCCCAATCGGGCGCAGCAGGCGCAGAGCCCGGTGCCGGGTCGGGAGTCGGAATCGCATCGCTCATTGAAAGTCTCCTGTTTCGAGCGGATCCATCATGGCCCGCTGCTCACGCGCCATCGCGAGGGCCGCTTCGTAGAGGTCCGCCTCTGTTGCGCGGAGCATGTTCGTGATTCGAAGGTACACCCGGCGCTCGCCCTCCGCGATGAGCATGTCGTCCCGGGAGAAGCCGGGATCCGCGATGCTGCGCCCTTGATGGCAGACGTTGTAGAGGTCGCCCAACACGAGAGTCGCCGAAGCTTTCAGCTTCCGGTCCTTCCCCTCGAAGCAGTCACGGTAGGCGTTCTTCAGGCGAACGAGCCAGCGCGCGCAGGCGGCGTCCGCGCTCACGCCGCCTCCCGCCCGGTCTGCGTCGCCTCGGCGAGGGCCTTGATCCCCGGCCCACCCTTCCCGAGCGCCTGCGCCAGCATCATCGCCTCTTCCTTCTGCTCGCGCTGGCGCTGAAGCTCGGCGCGCCCAGCCTGGAGTGCCGCCACCGCCTCGGGCGTGCGCAGCAAGTACGGCGACACCCCGAAAGCCTTGTAGAGGAATCGCGTTTGCTCTTCGAGGTTGATTGCGTCGAGTGCGCGCGGGTCCACCTGCGCCGCCTGGAGCGCGCCGTTGAACGCCTCCATGACGGCACGTGCCTCACCTACCTGCTGTGCGCGTTGCACGGGGGAGACGTAGCGGAAGCGCACGCCTGCGCCCGCAAGCGCAGGCGGGACGGGCGGGAAGCGCCCGTTGCGAAGCTCGAGGGCGAAGGCGCGCGTCACCATGGGCTCGAGGAGGCTCCCGTGCAGCCGCGACATCTCGGGGGCGAGGATCTGCTGCACCCGTGAGCTGATCTCTAGCACCTGTGTCGCCGTCATTCGCGGATCTTGAATCATCTGAAGAAGCTCGTAGTGGTAGGCCGCGCGGATGTTCGTCTGCGTGTGCTCGACGAGCTGGATACCGAGATCGACACCTTGCCCCGGGCGCGTGTACAGCTCGCGCACCGCGTCGGGCGTCGCCGCGCGGTAGATCGTGCGTCCGCCGGGGGAGAGATCCACCTGCGTCACGTAGCCCGTGTCCGGGAAGAGCATCGGTGGGTCGATGGCCTTTTCAGCACCGCGAAGGGTCGTGTACTTCATCTTGTGGATCATGCGCTGATCCGAGAGCGATTGGATGCCGGGGCCACGCGCGTAGGACTCGTCCGCGTCCTTGCTGAGCCTGCCGAACGCCACCGGCAGCTCGCGGAAGAAGTCGACGCGAAGCGTCTTCTTCTCCTGATAGTCAATGAACCAGCTCTTGATCTGGTGCACGCCGACGCCAAAGCGCGTGTGCGGCGTATACGCCGGGTTCGGGAGCAACGCCTGCAAGACCTTGCTGCGCTCCGTCACCTTCCCGGCGTCGTACTTTGTACGAACCCGCGCCGGCACGCCGTCGAGGCCGAAGCGCTCCACCATCTGCGAGACGGTCAGCTCGAAGAGGCGGTAAATCCGATGCACGCGACCGTAGGAGTCCTCCTCGACGTAGGTCTCCGCGAGCGGGAGCGACTGGAAGAGGAGCCCGAAGTCCGGCTCGAACATCGTCGCCAGTGCGCCGTTGCCATACGCACCGATATCGGTGTACACCTCGCTGATCTGATCGTGGAAGCCCGACTCGTAACGCTCGATGTCGCGGACGAAGATGTCCTCCACCTCCTCGAACCAGTCCGCCACCTCCGCCACGTCAAGGAGGTATAAGTCCGCAGGCTCGACGTGGACCCAGCGCGTGCCGGTCGGCGTCAGGATCGTATGGACGCCGTTCGCCCACAGCTCGTTCGCTACCATCATCGTGTTGTCGTACATGAGGCGCGTGCGCTTGCCACGCCCCTCCGGCCGGCGCTCCTCCGTGAAGCCTCCCCGGCGCGCGAGGCCGTAGTCGGAGACCTCCTGCCACAAGGTCTCCCACGTCGAACGCTCGCCCTTCACCGCCTCGAAGTGACGGGTGATCGTGAGGGGATCGTCAAGAGGCATTCAAACTTCCCAATAGCTGCCTGCACCACTTCGGTATGCGCGCGCCTCACGCTCGTACCTCACCAAATCGCTCAACGAATACCCCGCGCGCAAAGCACGCAGACAGGTGACGACACCGTGATGAAAGCCGATACGATGGTCCTGGCTGTCGCCCACTCAACCTCTGATGGGGCTCGAGCCGACGGTTGGCTGGGCGCCGACCAAGCCGGAGCCCGAGAGCAGCGTCGCGCCGCGAAGGCGCCGGCGCGCGGTCAGGTCTTCCTCTCGTACCTCGGGCGGAACCGGCGGCGGGGTGGGCGAGGAGGGGGAGCTCATGCGGACTCCTTCAGGTTCAGCGCGCCCTTGAGGCGCAGCTCACACAAGTAGAGCAGCTCCGCATAGGTGAAGCCAAGCAGCTTGACTTTGCCAGCGGCGAAGCGCTCCTCGAACGTCTCTCCAGGCGGCAGCCGATCGTAGCTAGAAAGACCCACGACTTACATCTCCAGAGGGTCGTAGTCGAGGCCCACGATCGGGACGCGCTCGCGCCCCGAACGCCAGGCCGACGCGCCCATGTTCTTGCTCATTACAGCGTACCGCAGGGCCGAGATTAAGTCGTCATACTCCTGCACGATCTTGCCCTTCTCGCGGCGGTAGCCCTCCAGCTCCTCCCGCAGCAGCGGGCAGGAGCGCGAGATCTTGAGCTGCCTTCCCGCCAGCCTGCCGTGGATCTCCGACACCGAGTCCTCGAGCGAGTCCCGGAGCCGCCCCTCGAAGGTCGCGTGCTCGTGAAGGAGGAGAAGCCCCTCCGCCTCGTACAGGAGCTTCATCTTTCCCCCGCCGCGCCGGTCCGTCATGTGGCCGTCGTGGGGCCATGCGAAGGGGAGAGGCAGGTCGCTCACTGGACTCCAGCGCCGGAGCGGTGAGCAGAACTCCGCGATCGTCGCGCCCTTCGCCCGGTGCTCGCGCAGGACGTAGATGCAGTCGGCTTCCCGGTCCCACCCGATCTCGACCGCAGCCGACGGGTGGCTCCCCCCACCTGCGCCGCCGAAGTCGAGGCCCCCTGTGTAGAGCCACCAGCGAAGCCTCTCAGGAGGCTCGATCCAGATGTCCGGCTGGTCGAAGTCGAACGGGAAGACGGCACCCTCACCGAGCTGCGGCTTGCCCTCGACGCGCGCGCGGCGCTCGTGCTCCTTGTAGCCCTCGATGATCCTCGGGATGTCCTCCTCGCGGTACTGAAGCGCGTCGCGGAGGCCCATCTGCACGAGAGCCGCGTCGCTCTCACGCGGGTGCGGGTAGAAGCGCCTCGCCACCTCCGTCATCCCGAGAAGCGGCGTCATCGCGATCATCACGATGCCCGGGCGCCCGTTGTCCCCGTAGTTCGTGCGCGTCAGCCCTTCAGCGTAGTGCGCCTCCGGCGGTTCCTCGTCATAGGCGACGATGGCGAGGGTGTCCCCAGACCACTTGTCGAGCTGCTGGTCGTAAGACTTGAACTTGACGAAGGAGAGCGTCCCCGTCTTGTGCCGCACCATCCCGTAGTCGATGGCGTTCTGCACACCGCCCGCCTGCCGCTGCACCTTCTCGATCAGATGCCGCTCGATCATTCCCGAGCCCAGCTCGTCCATCTGCCCGAAGAGCTGCCTCTGCATGTTGTCGCGAACGTGCATCGCGTCGGGACCGCCTACCCAGACACGAACCGCGCCATCGAAACGCCGGCCCTGCCACCACCCCGGATAGAGCCCCGTCAGATGGCAGCGGAGCTCGAAGGCGATCATGGTCGACTTTCCCACCTGATTCGCCGCCATCGCGCAGCGCTTCCGTGCGGATGCCCCGAGGTCAAAGAACGTGCGTTGCTTCGGGAGCGGATCGAAGGTGAGCGCCTTCTGGTAGCGGACTTGCTCGAGGAAGTCCGCGAGGTTCTTCACCCCTTGCGCGTCTGCCGGCTTCGGGGGCTGCTTCACGCCTCTCCCACCGTCTCGAAGTCTTCGGTGTCAGGCTTGCCGGGTGTCGGCTCGGCGTCGAGAATGATCGGACCGTCCGAGGACGCGACCTCGACCTCCTGCGGCGTTTCTCCGCTGGAGAGCGAAAGGTACGCCCCCGTCGCCTTCGCGAAGATCGCACGGAGAGCGTCCTTCGGGATCGGGCCGAAGGCGTCGGTCGCGAGCTGAATGAACTGCTCAATCAGCTCCTCCCGGTTCGTCGCGTTCACCGTCTTCTTATTGTGCTCGATCTGCGTCTTCCGGATGAACATGCCTTTGTCGACGCCGAGGAGTTCGAGCGCCTTCACGGCCGCCGCCCAGGAGCCGTCGTTGCTAGCTTCCTGATAGGTCTTCACCATCTCCCCTTCGACCCACTCCCGCGTCGTCGCCACCGTGGTCACATCGCGCAGGATCACCGACTCCGTGAGATACGCGATACGCGCCGTCACCGCCGGGTTGCAGATACAGATCCGATTCGCCTCCGATTGGATGTGGCGTGAGGTGCGCCTGCCCTCCACGTCGTAGACCTTCCGCACGGCATCGTTAGGGTGGAGACCCTGCACGGCGACGTAGCGCGCAACTAGCTCGTGCTTGTAGTTGAGGAGGCGCTTACTGCCGTCCCCCGGGTTGGACGCTGTCGCCATCGCGTCCGCAGCACGAAACTTGTGACGAGCCTTTCCGTCCCGCGCCGTCTTGAGGGTCGGCGCGTTCGGGTTTTCAGGTTTGTCGCTGCGGCGTCTCGACACTACGTGAGGAGGCCGAGATCCTGGCCGGCGCTTCGCAGGCGGCTGCTCTTCACCACGCTGGCTTTCTCCGCACCGTAGGCGCCATCCACGGCCGCTTCGTCGAGGGTGGTGAGCGCCGGGGCCTTGCCCGCCGCGATGTCCTTCCGGCTCTCCGTCTTCTGTCGTGTCGAGAGCGCCATGCTGACCTCCTAGGTGTGCCGTGTCCCGATGGCTCGCTCCGCCGGAGTCACGTCGGGCAGCCCGAGTCTACGCCGACTTTCGACTTGCCGCTGCGTCACCCAGCCGGGAAGGCCGGGGGAAGGAAGCTGGCTGCGCCCAGGGCCCGGGGTGTCGCAGCGACACGGGGAGACGGTGACGGTGCTCCGGGAGGGAGCGAGCGGGTTTCCGCAGCAGCAGGAGGTCATGCGGAGACCGCCTACAACCGGTCGTGTTCAAGGTTTGCCGTGGCGGCCATGCGGTTCCTTCGTGCGTAGTGGACTACGCTTTTGTGTGTGACGCTTTTCGGTGTTGATGCCCCCTGAATTTTGCGCGCGGGGGAGCGAGATGAGGTTGACCTTCAAGATCGCGCGATTTCGGCCCCCTCCCCCCCTCGAGCGAAACGAGACAGGTGACGGGTCCCTGCGCCCCCGG